TCTTAATGGAGAGTCTTTAGCTTCTCAGTCAGTAGCATCAACCTTTGGTAGATTAGGACCTCCTAATATTCCAAGTATGGTAGATGCTTCTTCCTTCTCTTATGACATTCAGTATAAAGGAGTTTTCCCTCCTAATCCTCCTCTATATCCACCTAATTCTTTGGGGTATAGAGATTTTTGGTATTGGGATGGTCCCGTTCCTGAAGGTAATCCTTCGGTAAATATTACTCCGTGGATTATTGGAGGGGGTTATACGGATGGAATGCATACTAAAAATATATCACAGTATGTACCTGGATCTAACGAGGGGATGAATTTCATGGGAGGAAAATGGGGAGGTAAAAAAAGTGGTCTCTACGGTTTCTTGGGGAGTCTGAAACTATATAATAGGGCAATTACGGCTGGTGAGGCTTTACAAAATTATAAAGCTCAACAAGGATTCTTTAAAACAATTAGGGTATAATGGCTACTACTACTGAACATAATTTATATGGAACTGATGTTTCTTTAAGTGTAAAGAGGGTTGCATCCTCCAAATATAAAAAGAAAAGCGGTTTTGTATACCCGCTTATTGGTAAGTTTGAGACTGTTACGGGGGGAGCACTCCAAAAGAACACCAATCAGAAAGGTTATTTTAATTCAGCTTATGGAGTGAATCTTATTAGAAATAATTTAAGACAACTTATTCTTTGTGAAAAGGGAGCACGAATTATGCTTCCTAATTATGGGTTATCTCTTGATAAATATTTGTTTGAACCTTTGGATGAAACTACTTATTTTTTGATCAAGAATGATATTCTTAGAACTTTAAAGACGTATTTTAGTATTGTAAATGTAATTAATTTGGGTGTCTTTGCTAATATTACTAAAGCTGTTGAAAATCAGCTAATAATTAAACTGACTCTTCAATTAATGGATGAGTCACTTGATATTTTTGATGTACAGGTTAATATAGGATAATGTTATTTTCAGGAACAGCAGCAACAGACTTTATGAAGTTGGCAAATATTCCCGACCAAAAGAAGCAGCAATATATTGATTTTGCGGGAACAGATTTTTATGCTCTTAGAGAGAATTTAATTGGTTATATTAAATCAGTTTATCCTCAAGATTATCAAAATTTCTCAGAGTCTGATCTAGGACTAATGTTGATAGAAGTAGTTTCTTATATGGGTGCAGTTTTATCTTTGAAGGGAGATATGTTAGCTAATGAAAATTTTCTTCGAACTGTAAAGAATAGAAATAATTTAAAAAAGTTGTTAGAACTTGTGGGTGTAGATATGAAGGGTCCATTGGCGGCTGGGGCATCTGCTAGACTTACTACAACAAGTACTATGATAGCAGCTAATTTCCCTATTGTATATACTGCTGGGAATAGAGTATTTTCTATTCTTGCTGAAGAAGATGGAGCCCCTTGTAACTATACTTTGTATAAAATTGTTAATAATGCTATAGAGAATATTCAAAATGTCGGCGCTAGTTTTCAACTAGAAGGTAGTGAGGCAGATAATGCAACAAGTTCTCTTTTTACTAATGTGGCTTTATTAGAGGGTCAGTTGAGTGTTCAAAAAGGAATTTTTGATACTTTAGAAGGTAATAAACGAATTGTTCTTACCGATTCTCCTATTGTAGAAGGAAGTGTTCAAGTATACGTTAATGCTGGAAGTTCCGATGAGGCAGCTACTGGTGCATATACACAAGTAGATAGACTATTTTCGGCTTCTGGTGCAACTGATAAGATCTTTCAAGTAGTTTATAATGATGATTATGGAGCTACTATTCTCTTTGGAGATAATGCTATAGGTATTTCCCCTCCTGCTGGTTCTGAGTTTACTGTCAGTTACAGAGTGGGGGGAGGAACTAGAGGGAACATTGGACTTGGAGTTATTAATGTGACTACTAATGGGGTCACTAGCGATACATCAGTTGAAATTCCTTATGTTACAGAAAATATTTCTCAGGCTACTGGAGGTTCAGAGGCAGAGACATCCGAACATGCTAAGAGGTATGCTCCTTATACTTTTAAAAGACAAGATAGAGTAGTAACTTTAGAAGACTTCATTGCTATAGGAAATACATTTAGAAGTAAACAAGGAACTATAGGAAAAACTACTGCTGCTGTGAGAGATGCTTTCTCCTCAGGAAATGTAATTGATTTATACTGTTTAGAAAAAGCAAATAATCTTCAATTAAAAAAAGCTTCCTCCACTTTTAAGCAAGATTTGTTAGCAGAGATTGAACCTAAGAAGATGCTTACAGATGAGGTAGTGGTGGTAGACGGTTTAATTAGAACATTAGATCTAGTAATAACTATTCGTATTGATAAAGAGTTAGAACAGATGGAGGGTCAAATTAAACAAGAAGTTGCTGCTATTATTGTAGATTTCTTTGATATTGATAATTCTGTTTTTGGAAAGTCTTTTATAGCGGCTGAACTTAATAGAGAAATTTTTAGATTACCTAATGTACGATATTCCACCGTAGATAATTTTCCTCAAGTTGTAACTGTAGATTTTAATGAGATCATTCAATTGAATAACTTTACTATTAATACTGTTTTAGTCTAATGTCACGAAGGTATGTAAAAACATCTAAGTTTGATGACCTTAATAAAGTTAAGGTTGAGACCGTTGCTGTTGTATCAGCTAAAGATAATTTGCAAGGTGCAGCGGAATCACAAACTTATTTTAAAAGAAATTACTTAGATGCTATTAAAAAAATCATACCCTCGTTCTATTTTTATGATGAGCAGCAGATTAGTGGAACACAGATTTCTTATCCTAATCAATTAATTAATTCTCATGTACTAGCCAATAAGAAACAGTCTACTATTTTTCCTGTTTCTAGTTTGGGGGGTGATGCTTATTTTTCTTCTATTAATACCCCTTCAGGGTTTTGTAAATATTTTATAAAACACCAGTCTCCTGCTCAAATTACTTCTGATGATTTTCAACGCAACATTCTTTATCCACTAGGTAAAAAATATTCTAGCTTTTCTACGAGTGGAGAGTTTATAAATTATATTAGTGGAACATTTCTTCCTTCTATCCCTAGTATTCATGCAGGACATCATGCGACGGATGATTTAGCTACTTTAACAGTAAGTGCTTATGCAAATGATTCTTCGGGTACTTATAAATATCTAGCTAATAATTTAGGTTGGATATATTTTCTCAATAGACTTGGGCCAGATTCTGTTGCGGGCCTTCCTACTCCTTTTGATCCCTCTACAGGGTTGGCTACTCTAATGACGGAAACTCTATGGAGGGGAAAATCTATTGCTTTAGAAGATAGTATTAATATTTATCAAGAACACTTGTGGCGTAATGAGGGAATCTTTGATTTAACTGAGAAAATTACTCCTGTTAATTATGTTTCTTCTGTGAGTATAAGTGCAAACACTTGGACTAGTGGAACACAGTTATTAGACAGACTTAAAACTTTAAATCAAGTAGTATATTCTCCTCACTTTTTAGACAGTCCTGATAATAAAGTAGGAGAGACTTTTTCTACTTATTTTGCTACTTGTAGTGTAGGCCAAGATGGGACTCTTATTACGGATACAGAAGAGGCTGGACCTCTTACGAGATTCTTAGAAGCTATGTCGTTCAGTATTGCTGACAGACTAACTGAACAGGGTGAGATTGGAGTCTTATATGATATTGGGAGATGTCCTGATGAGTTTTTAGAACTACTTGGTGAGCTTATTGGATGGAGATTTATTGGGGCTGATGTTGATAAATGGAGAGTCCAACTTAGAAATGCTGTAAGTATTTATAAGAGGAAGGGAACTCGAAGCTCCATTCAATATCTATTAGATACTTTATTTTCAACTGGAGTTTTTGATGTAACTACGAGCAGTCAACTTAGTGAATTGTGGGAATCTTATATTCCAGATTTAATGTATTATGCTTTGGCTACAAGTTCTCCTGCGTTTGTAGATTTCGAAACTTATACCCCAGAACTTGCTATACAATTTGGGATAACGAGTTATAATCCTTTGGATATGCCAACTAATATTAAATTAGTGGTAGATAAAATTCTGTTTGATTTAGTAAGAGAATTTCCAGATCAGTTTACATTGGGAGGTAACGCTTTTCCTCAAATACAATTGGTAACTTCTGGTAATGTTCCATGGCTTGGTCCTTACCATGTAAGTAGTAATGTTAAAACTGGCCCACATTTTATGACAGAAGATCGGCATACAGAAAATTCAGAAGATTTAACACTTGTATATGATCCTAATTTTGTATTCTACTATAGAGATAGACAATATTTAATTCCTCCATACGAAAAGAAACAATACTATACGCAGACTCGTGTTACAACTTCTATGATTGAGCGTATAGGGTATTATTTAACTTGTTATGGAGTTGATAAAACTTTTGCTAAGGATGTACAACGGTTTATCACAGAAGAACTTAGTACTAGTATGGATACTACTAAAGTTGTTAATAACTTTTTGATGTTTACAAAAGAGAAGAAATATCCTACTAATTATAATGATATTCTTAGAGATGTAACTAAACAACGGATTATTGATCCAGTTAGTTTGCTAAGTTTGTGGAATGGAAAATCTTCTCACTTTATGATGACTTTTGATGCTAGTAGTTTTGATTGGACTTCTCAAGCACGAATCTCTACTTCTAAATATGGTCTTTCTAAGGTTTGGGGAGTACTAGATCAAGTAACTCCTGCTCACGCTATTGCTAATGTTTTACTAACTGTATCAGATGTTGCAGATGCTATGACTGCTATCTCTGATCTTACTTGTAAGGAGCTTAGACCTAATTTCTTTGATTTGTACCAAGGATCTGCTAACGTCACCACTAATTATGGATCTTGTTGCGTGGATATGACAGCAGTAGCTTTAGCTGCTGGTATTCCTATCAACCGTTTTAATAGATTAGATGCAAACAGTTTAGATGATCCTCTTTTATCGGGTACTACTTTTATATCAGTTCCTCGTAATACTTTACGAAGACGTAATTTTCATAATCTTCTTCCTGAAACAAAGATGTTTACTCGTATAGGAAGGAATAATCCTGGTAGTTTAGAGCTTTCAACTTCTTACTATTCTTCTTCACTAGGCTATTTTCCTTTGGGATACGTGTATTCTTCTTTAGGATTTAAAGAAGTAGCTTTGAGAGATAATGATTGGGGAGAGGGTATTGGACAATTAATAGATTATTCTAATCTTCATCCTGTGTGGGATATTTGTCAAAATTTAAGATCTCCTAGTTCCATATTTGGATATCCCGTAAGTAATACTTTCGCGTCTAGAGCTAAACAAAATGTTGCTAGTTCTTCTTGTAATACTTATGGGAGACGAGGGCAGCTATCTGAAATTATGTATGTAATGAATAAGATACATGATCAAGAAAAATATCTACAAGCTAGTTCTATGGTATCAGGCTATTTAGATGAAGATGGTGTGATTAATCCTTTGTGGCCTGTAGGTAGTAATCTTATTTCTCCTGTTAATTTTAGTGCTTGGTACTCGCAGGAGGCGGTGCAGATGGTGGTCTCTCGGAAGCCGGTAATGCTAGCATTGAATGTTCCTAAATCTATAGGTGATTATCTTATTAATAAAGAAAGGGCTAATAAATCCTTAGATTACTATGAACACTTTACTTTCGGACGAAAAGTAAATGAACTTTATAATGTGTTTTCTGCTTCAAGTACTTATAATGGTCATGGGATTATTAGTAATTATAATTTATTAGGAGCACCTAATATTTTTAGCCATACCTATGGTCCGTTAATTTATAATTCTGATTTTGATGTAGATGGAAGTGCTTTAGAAACTAGTGGTTATTTAGCAGCTAGTTCTCTTGCATCTGAAGTAGATATTTCTTACTATGGAGGAAGTGGAATTCTTAGTCTTTCTGGTATGCACGGTAAAGGATCAGCGTATGCTATAGGAACTTATGCAGCTTCAGATGCGGCAGATGTTTTCTTAGCTAGCCCTGAGTTTAGAAATAATAAGTTAGTAAGTGCTATTGAACTGGTAGACACTTCGGTTCCTTATACTTTTTCAGCCCATCCAGTTTTTAGTATTTTTGATTTGTCTAGAGATGATCAAACCAAATATTCTTATAATAAATATTTAATTAATAATAAAATTATTAAGTATCATCGTTCTGAAAGTTCCGACCTCTTCCCTAGAATGCGAATTAAAATTGATAATTCAGATACCACTGATTCAGCTAGAAACTTTTTAGAACCAGACCATGAGTATGAAGTAAGAGTAAAAGCTCATAATTTAGATAATAGTTCTACAGCTATTGGTGGATTGACCTTAGGATTATGGGTCCATACAGAGCCAGAAGATGATAGTATATGGACCTATACCCCACGCCCAACTTTATGTGGTAAAAATATGGAAAAATGGGGGCAACAACGCCTTGTTGATTTATCAGGACCTAATGGAATTAATGAAAGTAAGAGATTTATTCAATCGCAGCCTTTTAAGAGGGGGAATTTAGATAGTGTAGCTTATGAACATGTGTATGACTATCGTTGTTGGGAACCTCTTATAAAAACAACTTTAAAAGGAACTGATCCTAGAGCTATTGCTAATGTAGGAGATAAAACTAAAGAAGAACTAGTATTTAAGTTTTCTACAAAAAATAATAAAGCTATTAAACCTACGGCTAAGTATAGAGAGCAGTTTGGAAAAGTTCATCGACTAAATCAAAAATATGTATTAGAATTATTTGTAGTTAGAGGACATGCTACAAAGTTTGTAGTTTTTGAAGATGTAACTATCAAGGATATTACAAACTATAATAAAGCTGTAATTAAAACTAAATATGGAGAAGCTCAATTAGATGCACAAGATCTTAGAGCAGTTTTCCGTTATTTTAAAAGCTTAAGTACAGGAGTAGCAAGTAGAAATTCGACAGAGACTTCGTCTGTGATGGACATAAGTGGAGGTGGTAGATTAAATTACCGATCTAACACAGCCATGTTTCCCAACACAAGAGGGGCTAACTATGGAGAGTTGTCTTACTTAAATATTGTAGAGGGTTAGTTATGAAAGGAAAAGTAGAAGTATTAGCTATTTTAGATGATGGACGAGAAAAACTTCTTTATGAAGATTCTAATCTTATTGTCAACTTAGCTGGTCAAACTATTGTAGATATGCTAACTACTCCATCAGCTACTTTTGGTATTGAACCCAGGTTAATGGATACTTCTAACTGGGTTGTTCAAGCTATGTCCTTTGGAAAGGATTCATCAGCATATTACGGGAATGCACATCAAATGCCATCACGTAGGAATCTTTTACAATACTCTACTCCTTCTGATAGTTCATTAAATGGGGTAAGTGGAGATTCTACTCTGCTTATTTCTTCTACTCCTACATTATCTCCTCCTTCTCCATATCAAAATGTTCCTTCCTCTACAGCACATGTTGTAACTGTAGGGGATACGGATATAGCAGCTAATCAAGGTCTCAGTTGTAGCCTTACTGTAGGAAACCCTGGTTGTCTTCTTTCCACTAGCGCAGGACAGGATAATTGGTATTGCTTTTCTGTGTATCTTAAATCACCTGTACCGGAACATTCTTTTTGGTATCATCCCTATGCTAGCCCTATTAAATTAGGTCCACAAATAAAGATACAAATTGAGGGTGAGGGTTATGTGGACTCTGGAAATACGGATGGAGGACTAGGGAAAAGTAGAACTTTTACTGATGTAGACCTTGCTTTTCCTAATTTTACTACACCTAGTAGTCTTAATATTGGATATACGACGGACAAGAGATACACTACGGAGGGTGCCGCCTCGTTCATGGGCGTAGCGCAACCTGCCGCAAGTGCGGGTTACAGCATCAACGAGTGGGATGCTAACAATGGAGTAATCGACGCAGGAGACGACTGGTATAGGGTCTATGGCTCCGTTCTAGCCCCTGTATCCGCTACTAGTTCTATTCAATGTACAGTGTACCCAGCAAGATGGAGCGATAGTGTAGGACTTACTTCAGGGGCTGTTTATACTTACGGATGGCAATTAGAGAATGGAAGGTGGCCTACTGATTTACAGTTTAATAATGCTTTTTCGGCTACTAATTGGGATATGTCAGGTAGTGTTTTAAATAGAGAAGCTAGTATTCCTGGTTATAATGTTAGCGGTATTGTACGTGTTTCGGGAACTGCTGGGGTAAGTTCTTATACTTCTACTAATCGTTTAGATAAGTATCCTGATCCCTTAGATTATCATTTAGTTACAACTAATCAACAAGGACAACTTGTAAGTACAGAGGGAGAGTTTGGTACTTCTTCTATTGTTTCTGGATTTAACATGGGGCACAATCTTAATTTGATCCCTTATAGACAACAAAACTTAGCAAAGCACCCTAACCCTGTATTTTTTAATTGTTTCCCTAATCAAGTTGAACAGGGAACCCAACAAAAAAGCTTACTTGAAATTGGAATGGGAGTAGGTAATATTCCAAGTGGCTTGGGTTCTATTGGTCCTCAAGCTTATTTTGAAGGGTGTTACCCAGATGGATCTAGCATGGGA